AGATGTACAGGGTCGACGAGGTATCACTGATTTCCGAGTAGTTTGTGACGAAACAAACAACACTCCAGAAATTATTGATCGAAATGAGTTTGTCGGAGACATTTACGTCAAACCAGCCCGCTCGATCAACTTTATTCAGCTCAACTTTGTTGCTGTTAGAACTGGTGTCGAGTTCGAAGAAGTCGTAGGTCAGTTCGGATAATACAAGGTAGAGGAGAATAACAATGGCTTTTAACGTAAACACCTTTAGAGGTGAGCTTGCACAGGGAGGGGCACGTCCCTCTCTGTTCGAGATCCAATTGTTTCAACCAGCAGGCGGTGTTCTGAATGGTGGCGATTTGATCTCTAAGTCTCCCTTTATGGTACGGGCAGGACAGATTCCACAATCAACACTTGGTACTGTAATAGTTCCTTACTTTGGTCGTCAGGTCAAACTTGCTGGTAACCGCACGTTTGATGACTGGACTGTAACAGTAATGAATGATGAGGACTTCAAGATCCGCAATGCAATGGAAAACTGGAGTCATCGGATTAACAACCACTCTGAAAATATTAATCAGTATGGTGTTAACCCATCTCAATACAAGGCTCAAGCGCAAGTCAAGCAATACAGTAAAGAAGGTGGAGTCATTCAAACTTATAAGTTTGATGGTCTGTACCCAGTTGCAGTATCACCAATTGATCTTGCTTGGGAAGCTGAAGCGATTGAGGAATTCACAATTACGTTTGCATACGACTGGTGGGAGCACCAAGAGTCAGCTGTAAACTAAAAGGAGCAGTTAGATGGCTAATCAGCTTTATACAAAAGCTAAGCAGTCTTTGCTTGGTGGTGAACTAAATCTGTCATCTAATGTAGTCACAATCGCATTGATAGACACGGACGTCTACACCTTCAGTGCATCTCATCAGTTTAGATCAAGTGTGCCTAACACTGCTGTAGTAGCTACAGCTAACCTTACAAGTAAGACAATTACTGATGGTGTGTTTGATGCTGCTGATGCTGAGTTTGCATTTGTTACTGGCGCTAACTGTGAAGCATTAATTTTGTATCACAATACTGGTGATGCGGAAAATGACGGTGCTAGACAAGCAGATTCAAATCTTGTGGCTTACATTGATACAGCTACGGGCCTTCCAATCCTTCCTAACGGTGGTAATATCACTGTCAAGTTTTCTGACGGTGCTTCTAAAATATTTGCGCTATGACGTAACCACTGTGTTTGATGAGGTCGATAAATAATATCGGCCTCCTTTTTATTTCCTGAGGATAACATAGTGCAACTTTTCGGATTTAACATAACAAGGGCAGATCAAGAAACCAAAGAAGATCTGAAAACCTTTGTCCCCCCACAGCCAGATGACGGTGCTATTGAAATAGCACCAGGTGGCTCCTATGGTACTTTTGTAGACCTAGATGGAACTGCTAAGTCAGAGGCAGAGTTAGTTTCTCGCTATCGTGAAATGTCAATGCAGCCAGAGTGTGATTCTGCTGTAGAGGACGTTGTGAACGAAGCAATTGTAATGACGGAAGAAAATCCAATTGAAATTGTATTGGATGACCTTAAGCAACCAAACTCTATTAAGAACAAGATTAGAGAAGAGTTTGAAGCTATTCTTGAAATGCTTGACTTTTCAAATAAAGGATACGATATCTTTAGACGTTGGTATGTTGATGGAAGACTATATCACCACATCATCATTAACGATAAAGATCCAAGAGACGGTATTAAAGAGCTTAGGTACATTGATCCACGTAAGATACGTAAAGTACGAGAAAAAGTAAAGTCTAAGGATCCTCGTACTGGTGCTACAATCTACAACAAAGAACAAAAAGAATATTATCTGTTTAATCCTAAAGGCATATCATCTACCTCACAGCAAGGTGTGAAGATTGCTGTAGATAGTATTAGTCACATCCACAGTGGTTTGATGGATTCAAGGAACAAAATGATCCTTGGCCATCTGCACAAAGCTGTCAAGCCTCTCAACCAACTTAGAATGCTCGAAGATGCAACTGTAATCTACAGACTTGCAAGAGCACCAGAGCGTCGAATCTTCTATATCGACGTTGGTAACCTGCCAAAGATGAAGGCAGAACAGTATCTTCGAGACATGATGGTCAAACATAAGAATAAGCTGGTGTATGACGCTGCTACAGGCGAAGTACGCGACGATCGTAAGTTTATGACAATGTTAGAGGACTTTTGGTTACCGCGTAGAGAAGGCGGTAGAGGCACTGAGATAACGACTTTACCAGGTGGACAGAACCTTGGCGAAATGGAAGATGTAGATTACTTCCGTCGAAAGTTGTACAAGTCTCTTAACGTACCAATTACTCGTATGGAAGCAGACAACCAGTTTAATCTTGGTCGAGCTTCAGAGATTACTAGAGACGAGATAAAGTTTAACAAGTTTGTACAGCGTCTTCGAAGCAGATTTACTCATCTGTTCGATGGTCTTTTGGAAATTCAACTTGTATTGAAAGGTGTACTTTCCCGAGCTGATTGGGAAGAAATGCGTAACACCATTCACTACGACTTCAAAGAGGACAATTATTTTTCTGAGTTAAAAGAAACTGAGATTATGACAGAGCGTCTCCGCCTTGCAGGTGAGATTGATCCCTTGGTAGGCAAATATTATTCTATGAAGTGGGTACGTGAAAACATTCTTCGTATGACCGAAGAGGATATTAAGAATGTAGATAAAGAGATTGATGCTGAACGCCAGGAAATGGATGACGAAGGTGCACTAGGTGGAGTAGTAGATTACAAAGCCGGACAACAAGATCAACCCAAACAGCAAGATCAACAAGATCAGCAGGAACAATTTGTACCACAACCTACTATCAGCGAAGAAGAAAAAAGACTAGTTGAAAGTATGACTCGATTCATGGATTCGATGGCTTCTGAGAACATCGAGGACGATGATGAATGAAGTCGAACGCGCTAAACTTCTAGCTTTACTCCTTAAATATACTAAGACCGAGATCGACGGTCTTAGGAAGGAGCTTAAAGAGCTAGCAAGACTCCCATTACTTGTAGAAGGACCGCCCGGTGAGCAAGGTACCGAGGGCCCCGTTGGTCCCGAAGGACCCGTAGGACCCAAAGGCGAAGACGGAAAAGATGGAATATCTATTTCCGGTGTACTCATTGAAAACAACGACCTTATCGTTGCTTTTTCCAACAAACAACAGATTAATCTAGGCAGCGTAATCGGACCAGAAGGACCTGAAGGTCCTCAAGGTGAGCAAGGCGCACCTGGTCTTATTGGTGAAGAAGGACCTCAAGGTCCACAGGGTATACAAGGTGAAATTGGACCTCAAGGTGAAGCAGGTCCAAAAGGTGAGAAAGGCGAAAAAGGGGCTAAGGGTGAGATAGGACCTATTGGTCCCAGAGGCCTTAAAGGTACTAAAGGAGACAAAGGAGACACCGGCGAACGCGGTGAAAGGGGTGAGAAGGGAGAAAAAGGCGATCCAGGTTTAGATGGCCAACAAGGAGAGCGCGGAGAACAAGGTCCTCAAGGTCTAAAGGGTGATCAAGGTGAGCGCGGTGAGCAAGGCCCTCAAGGTGAGCCTGGTAAGGACGGTGAATCACCCGACGTAGGTCCTATTGAAAGCAAACTGCTTAGGCAGTTTGAAGATTTTAGAGCTGCGATTTCAGCACAAGTTTCTAGATTAAACCTTGCTGGTGGCGGTTCGGCCGGTTCAGGTGAAGTAAGATTAGAGTTCTTAGACGATGTAGATCGAGATAGCGCTAAGCAAGATGGATATTTTCTAAAATACGATGCTGCGTCTGGTAAGTGGGTGGGGTCTGCTGGGTCAGGTGGTGGTGGAGGAATCACCCAAAGTGAACTGGACAGATATCTTCAAGTTGCTAATACTACATCTTTTGCAAATACAAGTCAATTAGATCAATACTTGCAGGTTGCTAATTTAACCAATCTGTCATCCGATTTAATTCCAAGTGCAAACGTCACCTACGATTTAGGATCACCTCAAAGGTCATGGCGTGATTTATACCTAAGTGGTAACACAATCTATGTTGGGGGCGTAAAGTTATCTGTAACAAATGCAGGTGATTTATTTGTCACCAATGCAAATAACGAGCCTGTAAAACTTATAGCTAAAGAGATAGAAATAGGTTCAACTGGCAACACGACTACTATAAGTTCAACTACTAGTGGTGGCGATACAACTGTAGTTACAAGAAACGAGCTCGACAAATATCTTTTAGTAGCTAACAATAAAACCATTAGAGCTGGTAGCGGAGTAACGGTTTCTCAAAACTCCAGCACTATTACTATCTCGTCATCTGGAGTTGGCGGTCAAAGCCAGGTCGGCCAGAGCGGTAACACTTCTGTAGCCAATACTATAACTGTTGGCAGTCCATCTGACGGATCTTGGACTACACACGGTGCTTATCAGGGGTTCTCTAACACACAAACTGTTACAGATGTCATCGATGATCTGAATGAAGTTATTGAAAATGTTAGAAACGACACGTTTGTAAAAAATGTCTCTTTTACTGGTACTCCGCTGGCAGGAGGTGCAGGGTTTACAGTTACTCTCACCTTGACTACACAAGGTAATCCAAACAAATACGATATTTACTGGGGCGATGGTACGTCTACTATAGCGACCACTGATACAACTCCATCACACACTTACAGCACTAACGTAGGCAGTCCGTTTACTGTAACAGTAAGAGCATATAACGATGGTGGTGGAGGTTCTGGTAGTGAAGCGAGCTCTACTATAGCAAACTACGTAGTTGTCTATACTGCTGATCCAACTGCTTCGTTTCAAATCTATGGTGCTAGTACAGGTGGATCACCCATAACCTTTGTTGATGATGGTTCACCCGTATATCTCGAGAACAACTCTACAGAAATAGGTGCTGCTACCATACAATATAGGATTACGTGGGGTGATAGTAGTAGTGATGTTATAATAACAAATGATTCTGCATCTGGGGGCTCAGCTGGTAGTAGGTTGCAGCATACTTTTGACACGGCTACTGAGACAGAGCAAACTTTTACAGTAAGCATGAATCTGGATTCTCACTCTACTGCTAATCCATCTGTGATTCCAGTTTCAGCTAGTCCTGTTACAATAAAGGTGTACGACACCCATACACCAGAAACATCACTTAGTACTACAAGCGGAATAAACGAAGAAGCTAGCAGTGGGTTGGTTGTAACTGCAACTAACAATACGGAAAACACTATAGGTAGCTATTCAGCATATGGAATCCAGTATTTGTGGACATGGGGTGACGGTCAAACAACAACAGTAAACGCAGGGTCTGGTGCTAGTGGTGATACTGGTAGAACAATTAATCACACGTACACATTAAGTGCATCTGATCAAGCAAATGGTAATTCAGCTGACTATACAGGTAACCTAAGAGTAATTAGTAACCATACTCAGAGCCCGTTTATCAGCTCAAATTTTACAGTGCATGTAGAGCCAGATGTAAGAGCGTCAATTAACGGCACATCAACAACGTCTAGTCAAAAGGCCTCAAATGATTCCACTCTTACATTGTATAAGCAAGCTGACTTGTCTGGTGCAAATAGAGCAATAGTTACTGTAACTAACACAACTCAAAATGCAGACAGTTACTCATACGTTTGGGGTGATGGTAATGATGATTCTGTTGTTGAAAATGGTAGTGCTGCAGGAAGTATTGGAGCTGCAATTACACACGATTATCAATCAGCGTCAGTAGGTAATTATACTCTAACGATGACTGCAAACGGTACTCCTGATATTACAGCCCAACAAGATACTGATACAATTACGTTTACCCTAAAAAACATTCCAGCCGCTCCAGCCGGACTCAGTAGCAAATCTCTTACTCTATCGACTTCAGCACAAGACACAAGTAAACTTGCTTATGGATTTACAGATTACACTAGTGGTGCAGTAAGCGCAGGTGATAGTTTAAATACATCTACTGCTAGGAGATATGATACTACTACTAGCATCTCAACAGATGTTGTTAGTGACGTTTATGATGCAACTACTGGCGCGCTTACAGCATTGTGGGATAATAGCGAAGATGGCTCTAAATCGTTTTCACTTTCCACAGGTGAAACTGGTACGTTTACTAGTCTTGTGGTTACAAGCGAGGGCGATGCTTACAGTGAGCTGTCAACAACATACCCACAGAACTATTATCAAGTATTCACTGCTCGTATTACCAAAGATATCTCTAGTCAGCAAACTGGAGCACATCGAGCCAAACTATCACATTCAACTACTGGTGATACTAACGAGGTTTATATAATAAAAGACAATCTGTCGTCAGTTCCTACATTAGATATCAGTAGCGCTACATTAGAAGAGGATACTGCAGGATCTTATCGATATGTTTCCGGGATCCCATATTATAACAGCGGATCTCCAAAAGTAAGATTAGTAGGCTCAACAGTATCAAATTTAATAGGACAAGCATACTTAGACAGTAGTTCTATTGCAAGTATTACAAGCGGTACTAATGATGAAGGCACCTCAAGCTCAGCTGTTGTTTCTAATAGTAGAAGCTATAGCAACATTGATGGAGCAACTACAATGTTGTCCAGTGGGATACCTATCGCTGGAACAGGTGTATCGAGTAATTATGCGCTTGGCAGTATAGTCGCTGACATAACTTCATCTTCTATAAATACAGTAGAGAGAATTGGTTTTAATATCCGTAATGTAAACGGAACTAGCTTAACTGTAAGTCCCGCCACAAAAGTTCAAGTACATAAGGCAGCACCTACATTTGATGAAGGTGACATAAGTGTATCTAATAGCCTTGGTTCAACATACAGTACCAACGCTACAAGGGTGTCGGGTCTTTCTGGGCTTAGCTCGTTCAGCGGATCAACTGACTTCTATGTTAACAACGCATGGTCCGGAGCTGTAACAGTAGCTGGTACAAGTGAATCTATAGTGAGGTTTAACACCCTTAAGCACTTCACTACTGATCTTTCTACTGGTTATCTTCCTGTAGGTCCTGATTTAAATACAGGTAGATCTGGTGCTCAATATTTTACGTTTGCTCTTAAAAGAACTCTAGTAGCAAACTTTAAGGTAAGGCTAACTGGAACCATATCAGGATTGTTTATCGCGGCTCCTGGTACAGCTATTGATACTGCATCAGGCAACAACGGTTGGCTCAATGCATCAGTACAGTATGCTGGTGCTGGTGTACCAGGTGCAGACACTGCTAATGGTGGTAATGGGTCTGATGGTTGTGCAAGTACCGCTGCTGATAGGATAATAGATGGTACCAGCTACAACAACCAAGCATTTACTCTGACGTTAGGTTCGGAAAACTTGTCAAACGCATTTAACAACCAGTTGCTAGTTTCAGTCAAATTAGAAAGTGGTGATTCGCTCACTGCTATTTCTATTGAGGCTCCATAATGGCTATTTCTGATACTCAAAAATTAGACTTTTTGTGGAAAAAGCTAGGTTACGGTGTATCCAAAACAGACACCAATGACAACAAACAAGCTACTAACGAAAGCATAGCCAGTCCTCTTTTAAACAGAGGGGATACTATATGGGCTGAAGCGAACAGTATTCCTTCTGTACAACCGACTAGCAACACATCGACTGTAACCGTATATACGGGTGAAGTGACTACGGCTGATATTACTTCTACAGCAGACAGAACTTGGAAAACCAACTTAACAGATTGGATTCCACCTGAGTTTGGATCGACATATCAGTTAAAAGTTTATATTGATAGTATAAATTCAGGTAACCCAACATCAAATGGTACTCAAATATTTGCAGCTGGTAGCGGTAACGAAGATCAGTGGTTCTTTGATTATCAAAGCGGTGTCCTACATTTTATAGGTACTAATCTACCTTCGGACATACCAGGAAAATTTATTTACGTATCGGGAGCTAGGTATACCGGTACAAGAGGCATGACTGTTAGCTCGGGTAGTGTGGCTAGTGCTAATAATTTAGGTACTGGAGCTAACGTATTTTCAAGTACAATAAATAGTACATTGCAGTTTAGAAGTTTAACTAGCGGTACAGGAATTAGTCTAATTACCGATAGCGATTCCATACAAATATCGTCTACGGTTAATCCTGGAGCAGCAGGTGAGTTTGATTATGGATTTATTACTTCTACTGTAGGTGTTCAACACGATTACGGATCTTTAACTTAATGTCGATAGAAGTAAAATTTCGTAGAGGTACATCCGCCGAGCACGGTAGTTTTACTGGTGCAAATGGCGAGATTACTATCGACACTACTGCCAAAACTATACGTGTACATGATGGTGTAACAACTGGTGGTATACGTATCGCTAAACTTAGCGAAGTAGTAGACTCTTCTAATTTAGAATTTGTTACAACTAATATTGTTCCCGCATCCAACGTTTCGTTGGACCTGGGTACCGCCGAAAGATCGTGGAGAGATCTCTATCTAAGTGGCAACACTATTACTCTTGGTGATAGTACCATATCTACAGATGCTGGGTCAGTTTCCTTTCAGGACACTGATGGGCAGCAAGTTCAGATATCTGCATCAACAGTAAAATTAGGTAGTGGTAACACAGCCATCATACTTGGTTCGTCGTCTGGATCACTTTCGATAAATGGTGGAGACGTTACTCTTGCCAACGTTAGTATAACTAACTTGGTACTTGAAAATGTACTGGGAACTCAGTATGGTGGAACTGGGCTAACCTCGTTTACTGAAAATGGTATATTGTTTGCGTCCAACAGTAGTGTATTAAGTTTTGTAACTGGTACGTCTGGTAAGGTAATGCAAGTAGGTTCAAATGGTGTACCTGAATTTAATGATCTTGATGGTGGTAACTTTACATGAATGAAAATGAACAGGTGTTAGAAACGTTCATTAAACAACAACAAGAAATGATTAATGATTTCTCTCAACAAAACATTATGTTAAACACTAAAGTTAAATATTTAGAAGAAAAACTTAAAGATTTTGACAAATATGACAACATTATTAAGGATCTTACAAGAGACAAAGTTCGTTTAAAACGTAAAATTGAGTCCCTGACTAACAATAACAAAGTATTAAGCGACCGAATTCGTAATGGCAACACAGAGCTTAAAGAACTTCAACTTGTTCTAGAGCAAAAAAAACTTATAAATAAAACATCTATAACCGGTTTTTCTCACTCCGGTAAAATTAAACGTAAGTAAAGGTATACTATTATGGCTTCTACAATTAAGCTGAAAAGGAGTACAACTCCGGGTGCGATTCCGAGCTCTCTTGCAGCTGGTGAATTGGCGATCAACATTCCTGATAAGAAACTGTTTTCTTCTGACGGATCCTCTATCTTTAATGTATCAGGAGATTTGTATAATTTATCTTCATCTTCTTTTGCTCAAGGCTCGGACAGCGGTGCTACACTTACCTTAACGGTAGATAATCAAGCACTATCCAATGATGCAATTACGCTTATTGGTGGAACTGGTACTACAATTTCCAGGAACGCTAACGGTTCAATTACCTTTAGTTCAACCGGTTCTCCTCAAGCAGATGCCCTATCTTCTGCTGTTACTGTAGAGCTGACTGGTGATGTAACTGGTTCTGCTACATTTGTTAATGCTGGTGACACCGCCAGTATTTCTACGACCATCCAGCCGAATAGTGTCGCACTTGGTACAGACACTACCGGCAACTATGCTGCAAGTGTTGCTAATACAGACAACAACATAGCAATTACTGGCTCAGCCGGTGAAGGAACAGCTTTCAGTATTGGACTGGCTGGTACAATCAGTTCAGATACAACTGGTAATGCTGCTACAGCTACTGCACTTGAAACTGCTCGTACTATTCAGATTAGTGGTGATCAAGCAGGTTCCGCATCGTTTGATGGAACTGGCAATATTAACATTGCTGTTACTACTCAAGCAGATTCGGTAGACCTGGGTACTCATACCACTGGTAACTACGCTGCAGCGGTTACAGGTACCACTAACGAGATTGAAGTTACTGGTTCTGCTGGTGAGGGAACAACTTTCCAAATTGGTTTGCCAAGTGATGTAACCATTGGAAACGATCTTACTGTTACTGGCGCTGCTACAGTTGGTGGTGATTTAACGGTTGATGGAAATTTAGAGGTCAACGGTACACTTACCTACATTGACTCTACCACTGTAACAATTGGCGACAATCTGTTAAAGTTAGCGAATACTAACTCTGCCGACACCGTGGACTTAGGTTTCTATTCGTTGTATAATGACGGTGCTAATAAGTACACTGGTTTGGTACGAGACGCATCTGATAGTTCCTACTATTTGTTTGAGGGTCTTTCAACTGAACCAGGTCAGACAATTAACTTTGGAAGTGTCACTCTTGCTGAACTAAATGCAGTAATCGACGGCGGCACATTCTAACAAACAATGACGACGCCCCTGTACATACAGGGGCATACTCTACATAGAGGTTATCATGGCGTCTACGATACGTGTAAAACGTAGTTCGGTTGCCGGCAAAAGTCCGAACACGTCTAATCTTTCTACGGGCGAACTAGCTCTTAATCTTGCCGATAAAAAAATATTCTCATCCAACGGTACTTCAGTATTTGAGATTGGATCAGATTCTTTTTCTAACAAAAAAATCTTCACGGTAACTAATAGTGGATCCAGTGCATATAACTTCACTGGAGTAGGTACTGGCGAAAGTTCTGCAAACAGTAATCCAACTCTTTATCTAACTAGAGGCGAAACTTATACTTTCAGTATAAACGCTTCTGGTCATCCTTTTTATATAAACACAGTAAACGGTACCGGTACAGGCAATCAGTTCGCCAATGGTGTTAGTGGTCAGGGTACTCAAGTCGGTGACTTAGTGTTTACTGTTCCTATGAACGCTCCCGACAAACTGTATTATAATTGTAGCGTCCATTCTTCAATGAATGGAACTATCCATATTCCATCGGTTACTTCTAGTGTAGGTGGTTCATCTGCTAACACCTTCAGTACCATAAATATTGCAGGTCAAGATAGCATCTTTGCAGAAGCTGCAGGTGACACACTTACCTTTGTGGCTGGCGCAGGAGTAACATTAACATCTAATTCAGCAGCTGATAGCGTGACCATTGCTACTACGGTACAAGACGATACAGTCGCAATGGCAATTGCATTAGGATAATTAAACATGGCTAATACATTTAAAAACTATTTTGCTGCTAATGTAGGCACCACGGCCAATACAGTCCTTACAGCTACTACTGCAACTACTGTAATTGGATGTTCTATTGCAAACAAAACTTCTGCTGCTATTACTGCTTCTGTGCAAGTTAATTCATCATCTGTAGATTATTATTTAATTAAAGATGCGCCTATACTTTCTGGTGGATCTCTGATTCCTGTAGGAGGAGAACAAAAACTAGTTCTAGAAAACGGAGATTCATTTAAGGTAACATCTAACACAGCTTCGTCCGTTGATGTTATTGTGAGTGTGTTGGAGATCTCGTAATGGCTTATTTGGGTAACCAGCCAAAGGATCCCATATCTGTATCCACTAATGCACCATCCAATCCAAAGAATGGTGCTGTGTGGTTTAACAGCGCTTTAGGTGAAACTTTTGTTTATTACGATGATGGTGACACCGCTCAATGGGTTCAGACAAACCCATCAGGTCAACAGGGTCCTATTGGCCCTACTGGTCCTGCCGGTGCTAACGGCGAAGTACTTAGAACAGAGCTCGATGCCTATCTTCAAGTAGCCAATAGCACTAGCTTTGCTACTACAAGCCAACTAGACAATTATTTGCAAGTAGCTAATGCAAGCTCAGTTACACCTGATCAGCTTTCTCAATATCTACAAGTAGCAAATCTTTCAAACCTATCAACTAGTCTAATACCAAGCGCCAATGTCACTTACGACCTAGGATCTACAACCAAATATTGGAAAGATTTGTATCTAAGTGGTAACACCATATTTCTTGGCTCTGCTCAAATTACTCTGAATGCTAATGGTGGTATCGATCTACCAGCTGGTTCTAGAACGGGTGGAACAGCTATTGGCACTGGCAGTGGCGGTGGAGCTTCCGTAACCATATCAGACACTGCTCCTGGTAGTCCCAGTGCCGGCGATCTTTGGTGGAGTGCCAATACTAGTGAACTGTTTATCTACTATAACGATATTGATTCTAATCAATGGGTACAAGCTACTACGCCTGGCGCTACCGGTGCAACCGGAGCTAACGGAGTGTCGCCATCTACAGATAGCTACTTACAAGTAGCCAACCTTCAACCACAATTGGACAAGTACTTACAAGTAGCCAATAGTACTGGCTTTGCTACTACTGGTTCATTGGATGGCTACTTACAAGTAGCAAATAGTACTAGCTTTGCTACTACTGCCGATATAGATTTTGTTAAAGCCTATAGATACGATGACACCCTTGCAATAAATACTGGGACAAAAAGGCTTTATATACAAGACAGTTATACATTAAAAAGTATTCATGCGTTTGTTGATACGGCGCCTACTGGCTCTAGTGTCATTACCAACATTAAGAAAAATGGTAGTTCGTTACAAAACATTACTATCGCAGCTGGCGCTACTACAGCGTCAAATACAAGTTTAAGTTATTCGTTTGTAAGTGGTGATTATATTACAGTTGATATAACGCAAGTTGGCTCATCGACCGCCGGCGTAAATTTGTACATAGTTTTTACATTTAATTGAGGAGATAACATATGTACGCTCATTTGTACTTTCCCGGCAATACTTCAACGGGAGCACAAATTCGAGATATTACAAGGTTGATTACTAGCTGTACGTCTAGTACCGCAAGCCTAAGTGGTCTTGAATTTATTGATACCAATACTTCCACCGTTACCGGCGGTAATAGTGGGTGGAGTCTACACTCAAGCTCCACTCTACCATCATCAGGTACTACTGTTGGTACATCTACAGACTCTCATTTCATCCTACAAGGCACGTGTGTAACTAGTTCAAAAACTAAGTACGCTGGTCTCTATTGCAACGGTGATTGGAACAACTCATCTGTAGTAACCGGCGACGACTTTGCATTTGGTCTTTGCTCAGTGCTTGATCCAGGCACTGGTACAGAAATGTTTGGAAATGGTTATACTTCTACGAATTCCGCTATTGGCGATGTCCATGGAATTTGTGGAAACAGCGAACACTCAGATCTAGGTATTCATATTTTCGCTGATGCTAGACGTATTTTAATACACGGCAAAGATGGTAACAACCACACTGTGTTCATGGTGAACGCAGAGTTTACTGAAACCGCAACTACAACAGCAGAAACTTTAGTACCTGTTGCTCAACTATTCTGTTGTGATCAAAATCGTAATCACAATGGATATTTAAGCACATTGTATAGGGGTAACGGTATATGGCAAACCTCAACTACTTCTTATCCTTTTATCCAATTTTCTGAGTCAAATTTTTCTTACAATCCTACTTGGTATGGTAAGATTCGTTGTACTGGCTGGAATTCTAGCAACGTAAATGATTGGCTTAGAGGCGGAGGCGGAGAAGCGCACAGACAATCAGGAAGACTTGACGATGGAACTCAATACGGAAGTACTACTGATGAGTCTACCATCGGCAAAGGGCAAGGTTATTATCACGCGTGGGGGCCCTACTCAGGCGTAGGCTCTGCTACTTGTTGGAGTCCATGGGTTTTCGATGACGGCTTTGACGATTCAAATGCCATAGATTATCTTTGGGGTAGAACTACATCGGTAGGATATGATTCTTCCGGGAATCCGGGACTCGCTCTTCATAAATTTATATGGTGTAATGATAATAATTTGAATCACGATGTGTATGATTTTTCAACTTTAGGAAATTTTTGGAGAGTAGCAGCAGGTCTTGGAGCAAACGGAGATACAGTCACGATTGGAAGTGATGTTTACGTATATTTAAATACTCACGACGGTACTACTGTTCGACCATTAAATGCGTTATTAATTAAGAGAACCTAATAGTGGCGGCATTGCAAATAGAAGTATCAGGTGTTGCTCAGAATGTAGCAAGATTAATTAGTGTGGATAGTCCTACTACTGCACCCACTACCTTATCCTCTAATACCAATTTTATATCTAATATAACTAATCTTGTAACGGTAGATAACCCTATTTCTTCTCCAACATCCGTTTTATTAAATGGAAATAAATTTTTTGAAAACAATATTACAAATTTAATAATTATAGAGGGGCTTGGTACAAGTGCATCAGTCGGCGGTGGATCTTCCGAACCCGTCTCTAAAGAAAGTTGGGAGTAATTATGGAAGTTGTAAAATATTACACAAATAACAATGGTGAAATTACTCATGCAGTGGTTTCTTATACAGCAACAGTAGGAGAAGCTACAGGAACTGCTTCTGATCTTTTTGAACTTAAAGCGCCTTTAGAGGAATACAGTGAAGAGACTATATTAAAATCAATTGCGATTAGGTCTGCTCAAATTTCAAATCTTACAAGCTCTGCAAAAAGACACGCAGCTGTATCATCTCATACGGAAACAGAAGTATAACTAGTGGCTATTAACTTTCCAGCAAACCCATCTAACGGTGACACACACGCCGGATTCACATACAGCTCGTCTGTAGGTGCGTGGAAAGCTACGGCTGGTGTATCTACTACATTGAGCAACACTGCGCCAACTAGTCCTAGTAATGGTGATCTGTGGTGGAATACTAATACCAGCAAGCTATACATCTCTTACGATGATGGAAGTTCCACTCAGTGGGTACAGGCAGCAGTACCTGGAGCTACAGGAGCCGCTGGTGCGGCTGGCAGCTCAGTTACTTCATATGCTAACTCGTCTATATTTCCATCATCGGGTAACTCAGTTGGTGACTTTGCTTTTGCAACTAATACTAAAGCCGTTTATATTTGGGACGGAAGTGAGTGGGATCGTATTTCAACTGGTGTCGATGAAAGCCCAGTAATTATTACTGAACCACCAACTACTACACAAGTGTTGAATAACGATGGTACAACAAGTACTGTTACAATGCTAGCTACAGATCCTGAAGGTTTTGATATTACATATGGAATTGCATACAAAAATGCAGGCAGTACATTACCAATTCAATTAGCATCAGCAACTACAGTCAATTCAAATGGTGTTTATACGTTGACTCCGTCAGCAAATAATAGTCATGCAGGATCGTTTAGAGCTAGATTAAGTGCATCAGATGGAGCTAGAACAACTACTCGTTTGGTAGACTTTTCTCTCACCTTCTCAGTTACTGGAGAAATACTTCTTGTTGCTGGTGGCGGTGGAGGAAATGACTCTGCCGGCGGTGGCGGAGGTGGCGGAGGCTACGTAGAGGATTCTGCTTATGAATTCCAATCTGCTACTGCTTATAATATTACAGTGGGTACTGGAGGAGCTGTAGCACCTGCTCAAGATCAACTCGGCTATAGAGGAGGGGACAGCAAGATTGCATCTGGAGGCTCAGACATTTATGTAGCTACCGGCGGTGGCGGCGGTGGCGGTGTAGGTAACTTTGCTGGCACAGATTTAACCACTGCGCTTAATGGAGGTTCTGGTGGCGGTGCGGGCCGTGCTTCTGATGGTCCAGGTTTAGGATTACAAGCTTCATATAGCGGAAAAGGCTTTGGTAACGATGGCGGAAATGATACTTCTAACCAAGGCGCTGGTGGCGGTGGAGGTGCTGGATCTGCAGGTACGAATGGAGCTGGCAGCGGTGGCACTGGAGGAGATGGAGGAGATGCAAAACAATCTTCAATTACCGGAACAGCAACATACTACGCAGGAGGAGGTCCTGGCGGTGGATATGATGTAAGTATGGGCTCATATGGTACTGGTGGTGGCGCGTCCGTAATTGGAAATGGAGGTAAGGGAGGCATTTGGAACAACGGCAGTCTAGTTTCTGCTCCAGGAAATGATGGCGTTGTAATTATTGCAACTCAAGAGGCTGCAGCTTCGGTAACAGGTACATATACTTTAGATACTAGCGGCCGATCAGGATATTACGTGTATACTTTTACTGCAAACGGTAGTATAACTTTTTAAGGTAACCCATGGCAATTAACTTTCCATCAAATCCATCTAACGGAGACACACACGCCGGGTTTACCTACAACTCTACAGTAGGCGCTTGGGAATCGACGGCCTCCAATCCAGTAACACAGGCTACGTTGGATGGCTATCTGCAAGTTGCCAACAGCTCGTCTGGTACAACTGTGTATTCGGCTATAAGTGATCTTCCATTGTCTGGAAATGAGTCTGGTGCTCAGGCTTATGTTAGCGGTACTAATAGATTGTATCTTTGGACAGGCTCTGGTTGGTACAACATTGCATTAATCAATACCCAACCTAGTTTGAGTGGTGCCAGTGCAAGTTATACTTTAAACACCGATGGTTCTAACACAGTCGTTACTCTAACATCTACTGATCCAGAAGGAATACCTATTACCTTTACAGCTTCACATAGTGGTCTTGGTGTTGGTGCAAATGCCATTGCTACTGTGACTCAATCTAATAACATATTCACATTTACACCTACTACTAACACTAGTTTAGCTGGTACATTTACTAGTACCTTTACGGCTAGTGATGGAGTTAACTTGGCAGTAGCCAATAGCTCGTTTACACTATCGTTTACTGTTAACAATAGTAACTACACTACAGCATTAATTACATCAGTAGGCACTAACAACCAAGTTAACAATACTTTTGTAGATTCAAGTACGAATAGCCACACTATCACCGCATCAGGCGATGCAACACAAACTACCTTTAGTCCATATCGATCTGGTGGGTATTCGACATACTTTGATGGGTCTGGGGATTATATCAGATATCAAGATGCATCATTAGCAGAAGGTACTGATGATTTTACAGTAGAATTTTGGGTTAGAAGAGACGGAACTCAATCTCTAAATGATACAATAGTGGGACATGATACTACTCCTGGATGGCAAATTTGTTTTAATAGTGACGGAAGCACTATTCGATTTATGAAAGATGCAACTGATGCGTCAAGAGTTTTACCCGCCTCCTTGAATAATCAACAATGGCATCACGTAGTTTACCAAAGAGATTCGGGTACTTTACAAGGCTTTTTAGATGGAGTTTCTTTAGGTACTTCCAGTACCGGTACTAATTTTACCAATGACAATATCGAAATTGGCGTGAATAGAGGAGGTACGGCGTATTTCACAGGCAATGTTCGTGATGTCCGTATTATAAAGGGTACAGCGTTTTATTCTTCGTCAGGTTTTAATGTACCAACTGAGCCTTTAACGGCAGTTTCAGGTACAGGATATTCTACAACACTACTTTCGTGTCATTTACCATACATAGCAGATGGCGGAGCTAATTCTTTAAGTCCAACAGTAAACGGCAACACCAAGACGGAACCAGTATCCCCATACGACTACGGAATATATGCATCTGGTGCTTATGGTGGGTCGATGTATTTTGATGGTACAGGTGATTATTTAAGTATAACCAATGATACAAGTTTAACTATTGGAACAGGTGATTTTACAGCGGAAGCGTGGATCTATGTAGAAAGCGGTGCATCTTTAAACAATTATTGGAGAAGTTTTTTCGCATTGCAAGGTGATGGAAATGCTCAAGCTGGATCTATTTCACTTTACATGGATGATGGTGGAGATGGTTATCCTGCTGGATCTCCTGCAGCTATTTTTAATGGTAATTCGTACCGGTTACAGAGTAGTGCAGATGTAAGAGGTAGATGGACGCACGTAGCACTTGCCAGAGAATCAGGTACAATGAGATTTTTTGTAAATGGAGCATTGGCAAGTAGCGCTAGCGATTCTACAAATTATAATGCTACAAATCCAACCCTTATTGGATTAAGTTACGCAAGCCAGAGTAACTATTGGTTAGGCCACGTTGCTGATGCTAGGTTTGTAAAAGGCACCGCTGTTTACACATCAGCCTTCACTCCACCCACTGCTCCACTAACAGCAATCACAAATACTCAATTGCTCGTCAGTGGAACCAACGCTGGCATTATTGATAAGTCACAGACGGTACAGACGTTGACTCTAAACGGCAATGTCAAGTCTTCTACAACTCAGACGAAGTATTTGTCGTCGTCGATGTACTTTGATGGTACAGACGATTATATTACTGTACCGGCAGGTAACAATCTAACTAATCTTGGTACGGATGATTTTACTGTTGAATCTTGGTTATACCCAAATAACACCAGTTGGATGATCCCATGGGACTTTAGGTCAGCTAGCGATACTGACCACATAGCACTTTTTTGGTCATATACTACTGGTAAGTATACTTTCTACGAAAATACTAGTTTCAGAATAGCTGGTTCAGGAACCTTTTCTGCAAACGAATGGCATCATGTAGCTGTTACAAGAGCTTCCGGCACCTGCACTCTTTGGGTAAACGGTACGTCGCAGGGTACCGCAACAGTGAATACTAACCAAAATGGTGACAATTTACTGTGGTTAGGTAGATACTATTTGAGTAACGCCTATGACTACAATGGCTACATATCAGACTTTCGCATCACCAAAGGCCTAGCTAGATACACCTCAAGTTTCACACCACCTACAGCGGCATTGACAGGTTAAATAGAACATGGCACGTATTAATTTTCCAAGTAACCCTTCTAATGGTCAGACACTAACTGTTACCATTGGCAGCGCTAATACTATCTACACATATAATAGTACGTATAGCGTGTGGAGGTCACTTGGCACAGCTTCTAATATAGTATCTGGCGGCGGTGGTGCTTCTGTAACTACTTCTAACACTGCTCCGTCTAGTCCAAGTGCTGGTGACCTTTGGTGGAACTCAATGGACGGCAACATGTACGTCTATTACAACGATGGTGATTCTAATCAATGGGTGCAATCCAATCCAGCTCAACCAGGTCCAACAGGGCCCGCTGGTTCCGGTTCCGGTGGAACATCAGTAACCGTATACTCTAGCAACTCAGCATTTCCAACTACTGGTAACACCAGAGGAGATTTTGCATTTGCCAATAACACAAGCACACTGTACTTGTGGGATGGTTCAGAATGGGATAGAATAGCAGCTGGTGTAGACGAAAGTCCAGTAATTCTTACAGAACCACCTTCATCCGTTACCTTGGATGGAAACGGTAGTAACAGCACTGTTACAATGCTCGCTACCGACCCTGAAGGATTTGATATAACATACGGTATCGCATATAAAAATGCCGGCAGTAACTTACCCTCACAATTACTTCAAGCTCCAGTAATTAATCAAAGTAATGGACAATATACGTTTATACCATCTAGCAATACAAATCATGCTGGAGCATTTAGAGCTAGACTTAGTGCTTCAGATGGCGCTCGTATTACTACCAGGCTAGTAGATTTTACTTTAGCCTTTGCAGTACCTGTTACATATTTGGTAGTAGGTGGCGGCGGTAGTGGTGGTAGTGGTGTATCTGGCGGTGGTGGTGGTGCCGGTGGTTTACTATATGGAACCACCTCTTTAGCTTCCAACTATAGTATTCAAATCAAAGTTGGCGCTGGAGGAGTATCGACTCCAACATCTGGAGACAATCAAGGTAACAATGGAGCCAACTCGTCAATCATTGATGCAAGCTACGCAGCTGGTACCATCCTTGCATTAGGCGGTGGTGGCGGCGGTGGCGGTGGTGCCAATAATCCAGCTAGAGCTGGTGGTTCCGGTGGTGGTGGTACTGGATACGACAACAACGGTACTGTACAGGGCCCCGGAGGTGCTAACACGACTTGGGAGACAGTGCGATATCCTGGACCATCTCAAGGTAATAATGGTGGTACGGGAACATACAACGGAAGTGGCTGGGGTGGCGGTGGCGGTGGCGCCGGCGAAGATGGTTGGTCTTATAACACCACACCGGTATGTGAAGGAGGCGATGGCCTCTACTACAGTATCTCCGGATCAAATACAGCGTATGCTGGCGGTGGTGGCGGTGGTGGTTACAATGCCGTCGGAAAGGCCGGGGGTGTAGGTGGTGGTGGTACAGGTGGATACCGTCAAGGTAATATACCTGTACAGGCAGTAGATGGCACTGGCGGTGGCGGAGGCGGTACTGGCCAAGGCAGGGCATCTGGTGCAGGTGGTAGTGGCATTGTTATAATTAGAGCAGCTTCATCAGTATCAGCATCTTTCACCGGAGGCGGCTCCGTAGCTACTGTAGGTGCATTTAAAGTGTATACGTTTACTAGTGATGGTACCATCACTTTCTCATAGTAGGTAAATACTAGATGGCAATCAACTTTCCAAATAGTCCATCGGACGGCGATCAGGTAACATATTCAGGTGTTACCTACACGTACAATGCGACAAAAGGTGTGTGGACGTCATCTACTGGTAACGACTACCTTCAAGTTGCCAACTTACAACCACAGCTTGACAGATATCTCCAAGTAGCCAACAGTACTTCTTTCGCTACCACTGGTTCATTGGATGGTTATCTACAAGTAGCTAATAGTTTATCTTTTGCTACTACTAGTTCATTAGACGCATACCTGCAAGTAGCCAATGCTAACTTTGTTACCCAATCGACATTAGATGGTTATCTTCAAGTAGCCAACAGTACCTCACTACAAACTAAAGCAGATGCTGTTGTTTCTAACAACGCAATACTATCTCTAATTACAGATAGGTTGCAGGTTGCCAATCTTCAGCCTCAACTAGACAAATACCTACAAGTAGCTAACAGTACTGGATTCGCTGCAACTACTGATCTTGATGCGTACTTGCAAGTAGCCAATGCTAACTTTGTTACCCAATCGACATTAGATGGTTATCTTCAAGTAGCTAACAGTACGAGCTTTGCATCTACTAGTTCATTAGATGCCTACCTACAGGTAGCTAATGTAGCGAGTTATGATTTTGCAAACGAGAAAGTATTTACTGTTACCAATGATGGCTCTAGCGCATATAAGTTCTATGGTGTTGGTACCGGTGCAGATGCATCTCAAGCTAATAGCAACCCTACGTTGTATTTGTCTCGTGGTGAAAAGTATACGTTTAATGTAAACGCTAGTGGCCATCCATTCTATATTAAAACGACAAATTCTACTGGCACTGGTAATGCTTTTGCCAATGGCGTAATAAACAATGGTGCCGCGGTCGGTAATGTAGTGTTCACGGTGCCAATGAATGCACCAGATACTCTTCATTATAATTGTAGTGTCCATTCATCAATGAATGGAACGATCTATGTTTTATCACAGACATCAACAGACACATCTAGCTTCCAGACTAAAGCGGATGCTACTGCAGCTAACAATGCTCTGCTGTCTTTGATACAAGATAGATTGCAAGTTGCTAATCTTCAACCGCAATTAGACAAATATTTACAAGTAGCAAATGCAGTATCACTAACTGCGTTTGATGTAATTACAACTGCTCCTAGTGGTAACGGTTCGTTAATATACACTAGTGCAAATGGTTCGTTTACGTTTACTCCAGCTAATGCTACCCAGGGTGGTGGCGGCGGTGGTGGTGCTTCAGTAACTATTTCTGATGCTGCACCAAGCAGCCCGTCCGCAGGAGATATGTGGTTTGATTCTGAAGACCTTATTCTGTATGTTTACTACAACGACGGATCATCTAGTCAGTGGGTTAAGTCAAGTCCATCTGGTGTACCATCACCAGTAGCATTATCTGAAACTGCTCCGTCATCACCTAACGCTGGTGATCTTTGGTTTGATACGAGCGTACTCAAAGTATTCATTTATTATAATGACGGTAACTCTAGTCAGTGGATCGAAATTAACTCGTTAGCAGGCAATGAAGATACCGGTACTGCTACAAACGTAAACTGGGTAGAAAGAACATCTAACACTACTATTACTGCTGGTGAGAAATATATACTTAATACGTCATCAGCTTTAACTATAACGCTTCCTGCTTCAGCATCTATTGGTGATGAAATTAGAATTATAGACGGAACGGGTAACGCAGCAACAAACAATATTACCATAGGACGCAACGGCCATAAGATCCAAGGGTCAGCAGCTGATATGGTAATCGACGTAAATAGAGCAGCGTTTGGATTAGTATACTATAACGCAACTCACGGCTGGGTATTCACAGAAAGGTAACATGGCAAATTATTCCGACAT